ATCATTGAGTAACGCGGCTGCACTATCCATAATTACAGTGACAAGAACGCTCATGATTATCCTAACTTAGCGAATTGCAATCCGAGTTCTGTCGCCTTTTCTGGGTCGATTACAGCCTTGCAATTTGGACAAATGGGGAATAATGGGTCGCGTGGGAATCCACACGCAACACAACGAACATTTTCCAGCATTTTGAAATTCTTCATCCAGTCTTTGTTGGCATCCACATTCAGCATACGCGCAGCCAAACGCATATCTTCTGAAATCGTGATGGGATTGCCACCAGAGTTATTCCACAGCTTATCGGCTAACATTACAAGAGTATTCCACCAATTAATCTGACGCTGATTAGCGCGAATTAATTGAGTAGCATGAACAGTTTTCAGTTTTTCTAAATCAACCTCACCAGTAATCCAGAATAGCCCCGGCATGTTATCCGACATATCACAGCCTACAATTCCATTGCAATAATCACGAACAATCGATTCTGCAACCTGTGCGCTGTGATTTGGGATTTCAAGTAATGGTTGATTTTCATCAATCTCACGCCACCAGCTAGAACTAGTGACAACGAGGAATGATGGTTTCTCAAAACTTCCCGGCTGAATGATGAAACGTCCCGGCTGAATCGTGGGTTTCGTTTCATCTACCAACTTGGGATAGATTGAGATAACGGTGCAGATATCGACAGGGTTTTTCGGCGCTGCGATAGTTCTGCGATGACGTAACGGATTCAAATCAGCTGCAACAATTTGAGCCACTAGTTAACTCCTTTTGGTCCCGGTACAAATATGGTATCACCATGCTTTTCAGTGATACCAGAATCCTCTCCGAATATTTCTTCCTGTAATTGTTCTATTCGTTTTGCTCTTTCAATTAGTTCTTCTTGACTTGTGGGTTCTACCCACTTACGGATATTACCTTTACCACGCACAGCTAACACTGACTGAATTATGATTTCAGCTACTTCGTATTTTGGGGGTAAAAATACACCATTATTAGTTTCAAACACATACATTGGTTCATATGATGTTTGTTCACCGGGTAATGTGCCCATATCAATAGGACCAATTGCCACTAGTTGTTCAAGGATGAATCTATCCTTATTGAATATTTTATCGTATTTCTTAACATAGCGAGTTTCTGTGACCGTTCGCAAATAGATACCGCCCGGAGAATAGTCATCATAAGTTCCATGTCTATTCTCGAATTGGTCCTCAGACCATACAATTCGCCAAATAGGTCTACCATCGCCAGTATTAATGCCGAAATTGTCTTTCAACCGTCGATTTATGATTCCAATTGGTTCTACTGATTCTGGCATTTCACTCCTTATATTGAGTGGACCCCATTTCTGAGGCCCACCCATTGACTAACTAAGTTACTGACATTGGGTTGTATTTACCCGTTGAAGGGTCATACAACATCGCAAATGGACGATTCGTGATGGGAGTGTATGCAGTTAAAATATTCCCTGTGACTAACAATGCACCCGGTGCTGCATTGGTAAACATGAACCAGAGAATATGGAATCCCGGCATAGGCGGGGTAATAGTTGCAACCTGCACTGTGCCAGTTATTTTGGTAAACTTATGAGTAGGTGCAATAGTTGCCGCTGAGGCAATAGTAGGCGGAGTCGTGTTCATTTCGGACTGCGGCTCGCCTACGTTATAGCGATTCAGTTCCTGTGTTCCCGTTGCCATTGTTTAATTATTCTCCTTAATACCCTGACGGAATTGCTAATCCGTCAATGTATGCTGTGGCCTGCGGATTGTTCACGAAGAACTGCATTCCGCACACCATGTAGAAGATATCCGAAGTGGCAACACCACCGGAAGAACCACGAATCTCGAAGATTCTACGTCCATCCGTCTGATAGAAGCCAATCGGCAACATTTCGGCGCGTGCCCATGCACCCTTATTAATGAAATCAATTCGCTTCTTTGACCAGTTGAATGTAGTGCGAACAGGTGCTCCGGCGAGTTTCATGTTATCGCCGAAATACATGTTCAGACTGTCATCGCTTGCACCCTTGTTGATGACAATCATTGCCTGTCCGATATCTTCATAAGCTGCCTGCTGAGCGGGATGCATCCATGCTTCAACATTCAACTTATCCTGACCAGTTCTATCACCCATCTTTGTCATTGCAAGACGTGCAAATGGCAATGCGAGTGCAGAACTCGATGCATTCACTCGATTACTACGAATTTCGGGAGTGCTTGCCCGAGTAAAACCTAACCAACTTCCAGTGGAAGCGTTGGAATGATGGTAAGGAACTCCGTAGATGGCAGGAAGTGAAGCAGGTGATGTAATACCATCGACAACGAGAACATCGGTGTTCTGAGAACCGTTGACGGCGGGAGTTACATCAATAGTCAGGTTAGCGTTATCATGGTTGGTAATGATACCCTTACCACGATAAGTAGCTAACGTGCTATCGTATACCTGAACAGTCTGTCCGTAACGAACAAGGCGTGCGCCAAATTCGTTATCGAGAGTGTAGGTATCAACACCGCTAGTGGTGCTAACACCAGTAATAGTTCCAACAACACCAGTTCCGGGCTGTTGCAACTGTGAGTCAATTTGACGACGGATTTCGTCAAGAGCAGAAGCAGTTAATTTCTTAACTGCATTAGCGATAGCCTTTCTATCGCTGTTGGTTGACCACTGCACAAGCTTCGTGTATTCCATGTTTTCCGACATGAAAACAGGATTAACGAGAGCTTTGTCAAACGTGGGACCACCGCCACGACCGAGGTCGCCACCGTTTGGGTCAAAATACTGGAACGCTCCACCGGGTCGAAGTTCTAACGGAACCCGCATAGAGCGGTTGGACACTATTTCAACATCGCTAGCTTTTTCGATAGACGTGAAGAATTTATCTTCTCTCTCGAAAAGTGTGCGAATTTTAGTAGTGACCTTTTCAAGTTCCAGTGCTGAAACTTGAGATTCAACTACTGCCATAAGTTTAGTCGTCCTGCATGAGAAACTGGAGAGTGCTCATGCTCTTAGGAATACCATGCTTATCAGTGGACTTGTCACTATTACTTTTGGACCGTGACCGGTCATTGTCCTTAGAATTGGCCCTTCTGGGCGATTTATCAGTATTCTTATCATTCTTATCAGTGTCAGAATCTTCGTCTTTAACTCGCTTACCCATACCTCGCAAAGCATCGTTTCGGGACTTTTTTATGACTGTGTCCAGCAGTGTTTTTGCTTTCGACATATAGGCACGGCGAATTTCTTCGACCGACTCACGGGAAAGATTGGACTTCATCGCCCTTTCCCAGAGTTTATCGACGATTACTGCAAACCGCTTATCTTTTGAAATAAGCGTTTCAATAGTTTCCTGTGCATCGCGAATTGCATTACGACGCACATAATCAGTCATTGTGTTGTTCGGGTCAATATTCTGTTCGATAGTTGACTTCAGAGAATTATTGACTCGACCACCTAAATCAGTTCGAGCATCATTGAATCGTTGCCGAATGAAATCCTGACGTTCACGCTTATAGCGTTCTTCCTCAGAATTTTCTGACTTAGGTTCTTCAGTTGGTGCTAATTTCTTAGGAGGTTCGAATTCGGATGATGCAAACACAAATTGATTCAGAATCTGAGCAGCACTATTCAGTGCTTGGTTATCTTGACGACGACCTTCCTGAACCATCGCCATGATAGTTTGTTTAATTACATTTCCTACTAAATGAGTATGTGCATTGGGGTCTATCTTTGCCAATGTAGGCATGAGATTATCCACAATGCGAGCAAAACTCTTTGGAGCCTCGCCCTTTACAGCAGCTAACACAGGTTCGAGATTACCTTCTTGTAGGTCACTCTCATACCTGTCGAGAACTTGTGTTTTTTCTACAGCAGCTTTGGCATCTTCCGGATTAGGGAAAATCTCAGTAAACTGCTGCTCACGATAGTAAGCCTTTTCGAGATATGGAAATTCCTCGAATAGTTTAGGATACTTCTTGAGTATTTGCTTGCGCGAAACAGGTGTAACTAGTTCTAGTTTCTCCTCATCAGGTTCTTCTAATTCTTGTTCGAGTAAGTCGAGTTCATCAACTTCCTCGTCATTTTTGTCACCGTCTTTGTCATCTCCGTCAGTATCATCGTCGTCGACGATTTCAATTTCTTCTTTACCTGTCTCCTTGTTAGGTTTTCCCTTATCGGGCTTATTGGTAGTTGCATCGTCCTTATCCTCTAATTCATCAGGATTTGTCTCTGAGTCGTCGTTCAACGCTTTGAAAGTTTCACGAGTAGTTAATTCACCAGCACCACCACCGCTAGTATCAATGATTGGTCCAAAGTAAACATCAGGAACTAGAAAGTTATTGAATCGTTTGAACATCACCTTCTCCTGTAATTGGAGCTTCTTTTGTCATTAGTGGATTTGGTTTTTCGGAAGGTGGTCCTTCCGCTGGCTGTTCACCATCGGGCGGTGGACCTTGTGGCATCATTTGCATTGTCATCTGTGCGTAGTGCATACGCGCATGTAACAATACATTTCTGTAGCCCTGTGCGTTCTGAATTTTTGCTATACGTCCTTCTTCAGATATTGCCCACTTACGGCAAATCTCGAATTCAACCTTATGATTATCAATCATCGGGTCAATTTCAACAGAAGGAAGTTCTTCCATTCCTAATCCACCTGCCATCTTATCCATTTCAGCATGTGGGTTAGGCATTGGAGTTGAGTTAAGCAGTATCTTAATTTCTTCATACTGCTTTTCGGTATCATCTTCACCGGGAACGTAAAAGTCCACTAGTCCGAGAGCTTCATGAATCATTCCAACATTTTCGGGAGCCATCATGATTTCCATAATCTTCGGAGAAGGATTCGTAAGTAGTTGCATAACAAGGTCTTTCTTCTGACCCCATGTTAATGGTAGATTTTCATTAGCTTCAAGTTCTACTTTTCCAATCTTACCTTCTAGTTCTGATTTACGAATCATCGTGTTGACGAAGTTTCCATCGTCATTTCTCACGACATCATTTTCATCGTATTGAACTTCCTTGATATACATTGGAATTACTTTACCAAACATGCGTTTCCATGTTGTGGTTAATAGTTTCCAAGTATTCTGTAATCGCTGTAATGCTTGCGCACGCGACATTGAATACTGCGAAGCAGTTTCACTACCTTCTATTTGTCCACCGAATAGTGATGGTAAAGCACCAGAAGTTATCTGGGCCATCGATTGAATCTGCTGCATGAATGGCATTACTTCACCACTCAATGTAGCAGTCTTAGCTTGAAAGAATCCCTCGCCTAATGTTTTACCAGTTTTAGCAGTAGCCGGAAAAACACTACCGGGCAACACTTCTGTCTGTTCGTATGCTCTGAAATCTAAAACTGCGGGGTCTGCGAATGTCTGTCCAATACCATGTTCGATAGTTTGAAGCACTAACGAAATCATATCATTAGTAACTTCCTGAACAGATACTAGTGTTTTGCCAAGAGGTTCAAAATGTAAATAATCGGCGAGAGGATTTTCCATGAGTGTCCAATGGTCATCCAATGCCTCATTACATGCAAGTGCGAGTTGGTCGTTAATGTATACGACTTTAAGTCCATCGGGATAGAGTTCTCTGAGGTCATCTGCATCATCCTCAGATAAATAGTTGAACGCCGCGGGGCGTAACCATGCGATATTCTCAGTGACGACTGAGTTTGGATATTCTCCCTGATATTGTGAGTTATTACGTGCCCACTGGTCGTATTGGTCATACCCGCCGACCTTCTTTACACCGTTCTTTCGGTCATACTTAACAAGAGTTCCATCTTCAAGTTCCTGATAATCTTCCATTACCATCAAGTAGCTACGCTCTCTACTTAGAATGATATATGGAACGTCACACTGTTTCCTCGCGTAATTTGGAATCTTTACATTCATTCCACCATATGGTTCAATACACATACGTGACTTAGGATATTCATTAGTTTCAACTAGTCGAGTAACAATTACTTTCTCATGTGATACTTCAGGAGTTACCATAGCTCCGCATGAAGGACATACATCTTCATCAGGAGTTAGTTGTTCAGTTTTTAAGTCGTCAAGTGGAGGCTTATCAGGGTCGAATTCGAATTTTGCTAATTCTGCTTCCTGCTTAGCCTTAACTACACTAGGGTCAGCAGGAGTTTCTGACATTTGGTATCCACATTGTGGACACTTAGTAATTTCATTAAGTTCTTCACTTTCATCGTAAC